GCAGATTTACCTATCCCAAAAGATTTTAACCGCTTTATTCCACCAATGGTGGATGATTTTCTTGAGGAAAAGACAGAAGATGACTGGGCTGATGAAAAACAGGAGGAAATGGTAGAGAATGACGATGGTTCTGTTACTATTTTTGAGGCAATCGAAGAGGAAGTTGAAAAAGCGTTTGATGTAAACCTCGCAGAGGACTTAACAACGTCAAAGCTAGGTAATATTGCCACAGAGTACCTAGAATTTATTGACCGCGACAAAAAATCAAGAGAAAAGCGCGATGAGCAGTATGAAGAGGGTATTCGCCGTACAGGTTTAGGTGAAGATGCCCCTGGCGGCGCTACTTTTACCGGTGCTTCGCGTGTGGTGCATCCAGTTTTAGCTGAAGGCTGTGTAGATTTTGCTGCGCGTGCCATTAAAGAGCTGTGTCCGCCAAATGGGCCCGTAAAAACCAAGATTTTAGGTAAAACAGACGGTCAAAAGCTCAAAAAAGCTAACAGAAAACGTAATTTTCTTAATTGGCAGCTGACAAAACAGTGTCCTGAGTTCTTTACTGAGATGGAGCAGATGCTAAGCCAGCTACCTCTCGGTGGTAGTCAGTATATGAAAGTGCTGCCGCATGGTCAGCAAAAACGTCCTGAGTTTGAATTTGTGCCAATTGACAAGTTACTGGTACCTTTTGCTGCATCAAACTTTTATACAGCGCAGCGTGTTACCCATATTCAAGAATTAACTGAGCAAACCTTCAATAAACGGATTGATAGTGGCTATTACCGCGATGTTGAGGCTGGTATTGCCATTGATACTGATGAAACTAAGTCTGAAAAGGCCAGCAACAAGGTAGAAGGTAAAGATGCGTCAACTTATAATGAAGATGGCCTCCGTACCGTGTACGAAGTGTCATGTTTTGCTGAATTTGACTTTGATAAGGTAACAGGCGGTAAATTAGCGCCGTATGTGCTGGTAATTGATGAGTCATTGAGCACCGTATTGGCTATTTATCGTAACTGGGATCAAAAAGACACTGGTTTTAACAAATTAGACTGGATGGTTGAGTTTAAATTCATTCCGTGGCGTGGTGCTATGGCCATAGGCCTACCACATTTGATCGGTGGGCTAGCTGCGGCTCTCACCGGCGCATTACGAGCACTATTAGACTCAGCGCATGTTAATAATGCGCCCACGGCTCTGAAATTGAAAGGCGCAAGACTAACTGGCCAGACAAAACAGGTAGAAATCACCCAAATTCAAGAAATTGATGGTCCAGTAGGTATGAATGACATTCGTGGTTTGATCATGCCAATGCCGTTCAATCCACCAAGCCAAGTGCTATTCCAGTTATTAGACTGGCTGACAAACTCAGCTAAAGGGGTTGTTGCAACAGCAGAAGAGAAAATTGCTGATGCAAGTAACCAAATGCCGGTAGGTACTGCGCTTGCCTTAATTGAGCAAGGCTCGATCAACTACTCAGCTATTCATATGCGCCTGCATAACAGTATGGCTAAGTTGCTAGAGATTGTGTGTCGGATTGACAAAGATGTATTGGATGATGATACTGTTATTGATGCTTTAGGCGATGATATTATCTATCGCGCAGACTTTGAAGACTCAACAGATATTATACCAGTCTCTGACCCTAATATATTCAGCGAGGCGCAGCGTTATGCGCAAATACAGGCAGTAATGCAATTGATGCAGGTGGGTGAGCAGCAAGGTGTTAAGTACAATGTAAATGAGGTTCACCGCAGAGCGCTAACATTAATGAAGGTTGATGACTTAGATGATATTCTGCCTGCGCAGCATAAACCAACTGAGATGAATGCATTGGCAGAGAATGTCACTGCTATGCTTGGCAATGAGATATTAGTGTTCCCACACCAAGACCATATGTCACATATTGAGTCGCATTTACGCTTTGCAACTGACCCAAATTATGGGGCCAATACACTGGTTGCGGCTAAGGCAATCCCACAGTTATTAGAGCACATCTCACAACACATTGCGTTCTTATACGCTGATAGCTGTAACGAGGTGGCGACTAATGCAGTTGGCGATGTTGAGGCTGTTGACAAAGGTCAGTTAGATGCATTGCTTGCAGCAGTATCTGCTAAAGTATCAGCAGGTAGCCAGGCATTATTTCAGCCAATACAGGCAATGTTGCAACAAGCACAGCAACTATTACAAGGGGCTATGCCACAACCACCACTGGATCCAGCAGTACAAGTACAGCGTGAAATTGGTATGGCTGAAATTGAGCGCCAAAAAGCTAAAGATGCTGGCGAGTTAGACTTTAAGCATAAGGCGCATACTGAAGAGCTTAGCTTTAAGGAAACAGTTGAGCAAAGTGCTGCGCAAGAGGCGCTACAAAAACAAATGGATACTAATGCTAAAGAGGTTGAGAAGCTTAAACAAGCAGCGGAAGCCTTGCAGTTAAAAGCACAAGATATGCTAAGCAAGGCGGCTACTGAGCAACAGAAACTTGAATTAGCTAGGGAGAAACAAGAGATTGACTACCAACTCAAGGTGGCTGAGCTACAGCGTAAAGAGATTGAGTTCACTAAGAAGTTGATGCTTGAGCAACTAAAAGAGGTGGACGTAGAAGACCCTCGTATATTAGAATTGACCGCTGAAATTGAGCGCCTGAAGTCAACAGAAACTAATAGCCAAGACAATGGTATAATGCAAGCAGTATTAGAGCAGTTAGCACGACCTAAAACAATCAACGTTATGCGTGATGCTAGAGGTCGCGCAATATCTTTAACCCAGGAGTAGATAATGCCTAAAAGTACAGACGCATGTAATAGAATTTTAAACTTAATGTACCGAGCAACCGCATGGGCTACAGTAGCCGACAATGCCGCATCAACACCATTAACTAATATATATGTTGGTTTACATACCGCAACGCTGACAGCGGCAACAAACTCGCAAGCAGAGAACGAAGTAGCTTACACCAACTACGCTAGACAGCCAGTGGCGCGTTCTACAGGATGGGTAGCAGGTAGTGGAGGCTCAACAAATAATGCCGCCCTACTTCAGTTCCCACAATCAGGTGCTACTGGCGCTGTACTAGCGGCTGTATCAACAGGTACAACAATATCAGGTGCAACTCCAGTATGGCACTACGGCACATTGAATTCACCTATTACTATCGGTGCTTCAGCAAGTATCACGCCTCAGTTCCTAGCTAACGCTTTAGTAATCACAGAAACATAATGCTATTCCCACAATATCCGCGCCTATATTCATGTGATGAATGTGGGGCAAAAGTTAAAGTTAACTCTAAAGGTGAGGTAAGGCGATCATGCAAGCACAACACAGCAAAGATAAATGCGCCGAGAAAGAGTCTGCTCACAGGGGACGGCACGATGAACGGAGTACCGTACAAGACTCGTCTGAGTTGGTATCTGAGGAAGTTCCTAACGTGGTTAACAGGCCGGTGTGTTTAAGTGCTAATTTACTTGGGAAAGGTACATTGTCTTAATGTCAGGGTTTAGTTCAGTAGCTCAATATGCTGATGCTGATTTAGCAGGGCAGACTTGGACTACCCAATTTAGGAAAACGGTGGCATCTGCGGCTACTACTACAAATGGTTGGATTGACTACAGCTATTTTGCAGGTAGCCCTAGTGCTAACTTCTACGCTTCGTCACCATCTGTTTCGGCAGTAGTTGAGGCGATTAGAGGAATTTACGTTCCTAATGTTTCACCTAAGACACAGCATTTAAAAAGTCTTAATGTAATGACAGCTAACACTGGTAACACAGCCAATGCTAGACAGAGCTTAATCCTATGTGATTATCTGCTTTACTATCCATTTATTGACACTGACGCTATTGGTGAAGAACAGTTAATGGAAAATCCAGTACCTATCCCTAGATACTCTAGCGGTCAAGTGGTTGCCGTTGGTCAGTCAGCATCGTCAGCAATCGGTACTTTTACATTCACTTACACGAATCAAGACGGTGTAGCAGGTAGGGTAAGTCAAGTAAATAGCACATTCATTGTAGGTGGTGGTGGAATGGTAGTAGGTGCTAGTGGTACAGGTGCAAGTTATAACCCATTTTTATTATTACAGGCTGGTGATAGTGGAGTGCAATCTATTCAGTCAGTGACATTTACTGGTGCTGGTGGCGGATTGATGGCATTAGTCATTGTTAAGCCACTATTCTTTGGTTATGTAACTCAAGAGTGCAGAACGACCACAGGTGTTGCTTATGGTGCGGCAAATGAATTTAGGTCTGTGATTGATAGTGCTGGTGCGCCACAAATTAAAGATGGTGCAGTATTAAACATTTTTGCTAGAGGTTCAGCAGGTTCGCTTGCATCATCTCAGCTTATCGGTCAATTAGACACTGTTTGGAATTAGGAGAAGTATATGGGTTGGACAAGCCAAGATGATTTAATCACGCAATTAACGGTAAACGGCAAGGGTGATACAGTAACAACGACTAAAACTCTATCTGCGGCACAATTAGCAGGTTCGTGGACATTGTTAGGCGGTCATGCAGGTTATCCTCCTGCCGCAACGTACACAGGTGCGGATTTAACTTACGTGCCTACAGATGATACTTGGTCAGAGGGTACAGTTTACACAGGTGGGGATGTTAGCCCTGCCACTAAACACTTTTTAACTGGCGGGGCTTGTGCAGTAGCGGCTGCTGGTGCACCATGGTACGTCATGGCGATTGACTTGGTGGGATTTGTTCCTCTATCAACAACAAACGTATCAACAACAGGCACTAAAACAGTAACGATGACAGCAATCGGTGCAACAGCAAGTAAGGGCGATAGATACGCTAACGGTGCTGGTTTGCGTATGTTTGTAGCAGTAGATACGGTAATGGGCGCTAATGCCCCTACTTGCATTGTAAACTATCTTAATACCGCTGGTGCAGCAAAGGCTACCACTACATTCACATCAACGGCTTCTGCACCTGTAGGCAGCTTGCTTAACACTGGTGCTGCGGCAAATAAATATAATCCATTCTTACCCCTTGCGGCTGGTGATACTGGCGTGAGTGACATTGTATCCCTAGTGTGGGCTGGTACTGCTCATGCGTCAGGCTCAGTGATTGTTGGTTTATGTAAACCTTTATGGTCTATTCCACTACCTGCAACTGGTTTGTATAGCAAGATGGACTTTGTGAACTCACTACCATCAATGCGTAAAATTCCTGATGGGGCTAATATTCAGTTCTTATTATTTCAAACTGGTGCAACAACATCGGGTGGTACGGTAAACGTAGATTTTGATTATGGTTATGGCGGCTAATTAAATGGCGTTACTTTGTAATGGCAGAATGTTTGTAGGTGCAGGGGTACAGTCGTTCGGTGCTACTGCTTTTCTATCTACGTTTGCACATACGTTAAATAGTAATTTTAGCCAAACCAACAGACGCAGAAACATAACAGCAGGTGAAGGCATTACCGATGATAAAGTTGGTTTGCCTATGGGCTATGTGCAAAAAGGTTGGATGATGCCGCAAAAGGCTGGCCTTGTGTCAGCACGAATGTATGACATAGCTATCACTACAACAGGTTCAGGGTTAAGCGGATTACCTGCTATTGGTACAGCAACATTTACCATTGATACAAATACACCTGCGGGTGAATTGATTGTGTCAGGCATAGGGTCAACAACGTTTGAGATTACTTCTAACACGCCATTACTCACAGCCTCATTAAACGCTGTAGGGGCGGCAGAATTTACGATTAACACCAATACACCTACATTGGGGGCGGAAGCTAGTTTAATTGCTAGTGCTACGATTACATTTACTGGTGGAATTACACCATACGCAATCGGCATTATGGAAGGCACTACCGAAGAAGCAGGGCTGACTAATGCTGGTATTGCTAACTCTGTATGGGGGAAGGTGATTGAAGCAGGTTATTCAGCAGATGAAATGTTACGCATATTGACAGCATTTGCGGCAGGTAGCGCAACAGGGCTTGAAGGCGCTAATCCGCAGTTTATAGGAATTGATGGGGCAACATTAAGGATTGATGGTACATACAGCGCAGGAACACGCACGATAGACGCATTAAACGGGGCTTAGTATGACCATTGGGCAGTGGTTAGGCGATGTAGTTGGACAGTGGTTAGGAAACTCTGGTGAAGTTGATCCGAATGCAATGTCTGGGAGTGCTAGTTTTAGCATAACGGCAAATGCAACACTAACAGCGGTAATAGTAGAGCAAAATGTAATAGCTGGTGGCGGAATATACCACCAAGATAAACGCAGGAAGGCAACGTTAAAAGACAAGCCTAATCAGCACTTAGACGCGATTATTGCCAAATCGTTTAAAGAGGTGTTTAATAAGCTAACGGATAAAAAAGCACCAAAAGAAGTACAGAAAAAGGCGAATAAAATTGTTAGTGATTATTCTACAGAATATCGCCCGACAGTTAATCAGGTTGATTGGACTGAATTTAATCGTGATTTGGAAGCAGTACAGCGATTATTTGCACTGTATAACAGAGAATTTGCAGAAAATCAGAAGGCTATTACTGAAAAACTGCTATTTGATTTAATCGAGAACGACAATATTGAATTTTTACTTATGCACTAAAGGAGATTTTAAATGGCAACGGCTTTAGGAACATCCACACTTACTCTTAACATGACTGAAATTCTCAGTCAGCGAAAAGATAAATTCCCGCTAACGATTACGTTAAACACAGTTGATGCGAGTAAAAAAATTGAACTATCAACTGACGGTGGAACGCTGTATTTCCAGCCAACGTATGACACATCAAATGCAAGTCAGTTAGTAGTAGTTATTGATGCCCCTGTAACAAACGCCAAACTGACAGGCGCTATTACTGACACTTATACGATTCTATAATGACAGTCGAGCATAGTTATGTAAATGACGAGAACTGGCAAGCCTTTCATCCAGGTGAGAACTTTGATGAATGGCTTACTTGGAGGCTCGCTGCGGATAGGGGTGAAACAAGGTCGCAGATGATGACAATAATTCGCCCTGAATTTGGTTACGAAAGCCCGACTACAGGTAACGTTATAACGTCAGATAAAGCCCGTAGAGAGGATTTAGCGGCTTCTGGGTGCATTGAGTACGACCCTGAGATGAAAACCGACCAGAAGCGCAGGATAGCAGAGCAAGACGCTAAATTAGATAAAGAATTCGACCAAAGCATTGATAGAGCGATTTGGGCATTACCGCCTGATAAAAAAGCGAAGCTAGAGGCTGAAATGTCGTCAGGTTTAGATGTTGATGTTGTTAGAACAACTGTATAAGTTCAATTATTAGGAGATAAAAATGGGTGGTGAAGATTTTGACATCAATAGCGCGATAGATTCTGTAGCTGAAAGCATGAACATTGGTAAGGAAGAAAATGATGAACCAATTGACGATCAAGCTGAAAATCAAGACATTGATGATGATGCGAGTGAAGATGATGCGATTGAAACCGAAATCACAGATGATGCTGAGGAAGGCGATGACGAACCTGAGGAAGCGCAAGTTGTTGTAAAAGACCCACCTAAATCATGGGCGAAAGACCAGCATGAAGTTTGGAAAACATTACCACCTGCCGCACAAGATTACATCGAACACCGTGAAAAGCAGATGCTTGATGGCATTGAGGAATACAAACAATTTGCACACTATGGTCGCGAGTTAAACAACGTTATCAGCCCATATTCACCGATGTTTGAACAAGCAGGTGTTGATATTAAAACAGGGGTTCAATACCTGTTAAATGCACAGTATTTGCTTCAAGCAGGTACACCACAGCAAAAAGAGAACGAATTACGCAGAATTGCACAGCAATATGGCGTGAATTTAGGCGAAAAATCTGCATCAACAGATGAAACGCTTGACCCACGCTTAGAACAGATGCAAAATACAATCAATCAGTTGCAGAACGCAATGAGGTTAGCGCAACAGCATACTCTTACAGAGGCTATGGCGAAAACCGAAGCGGAAGTTAATAGCTTTGCAACCGATGGAGCTCACCCGTATTTCGATGAATTAGGCGATGAAATCGTACTTCAATTGAAGTTGGGTAAGGAATTGCAAGAGGCTTATGATACTGCATTATTTGCTAACCCAGTCACTAGAGCAAAAGAGATTGCACGCATTAGTAGTGAAAATGCCGCAAAACTCAAAGAAAAAAAGCGACTGGAAGCGGAAAAGGCAATCAAGGCAACGAGCAGCAATGTACGAACAATTGACACCACACGTACTCCGACAGAGAAAAAGGGCGCATTGTTCAGTAACGACTATGATACTGAAATGCTGAATATCGCTAAGAGAGGGTTATCAGCGTCTAAATAACTTTTAAGGAGTAAATACTATGGCTAGTCCAAATAGTGTGTTTACGGAATTGGTAACAACAACCTTCCGCAATCACCGCAAAGAAATTAAAGATAACGTTTCAAACCGTAACGCTTTATTGAAATACATTACAAAACGTGGCAATACACGTAAAGAAGATGGTGGTTTAACAATCGCTACTCCTCTCGATTACGCTGAAAATGGCACATATCAACGTTATTCAGACTGGGATGTATTAAATATCTCACAATCTGACGTAATTTCAAGTGCCGAATATCAATGGCGCCAAATTGCATTAAACGTTGTATCAAGTGGTCGTGATTTGCGTATCAATAGCGGTTCATCAAAAATCACTTCATTGGCTAAAGCGCGTATTAAAAACGCACTTCGCACATTCAACAACAACTTCTCAAGCGATATGTATTCAGCAGGTACATTGACTAACCAAGTGAACGGTTTGCAGGCCATTATTGCCGATACAAATACGAACACAGTTGGCGGTATTGATGCTAATACGTGGTCATTCTGGCGTAATAACGTGATTGATGCTTCTGTATTGGGTGTTACTACCAGTGCAACAACTATCGAAAGCGGCTTAATGTTGCCAGCATGGTTAGCTACAGATCGCGGCCCTGATGACCAAACTGATTTGATTGTAATGGATAATAACTATTACAAATTCTTCGAGGGTTCTCAGCTTTCATTAAAACGTTACTCAGATTCATCAAAAGCTGATGCTGGTTTCGTTACAATGAAATACAAAAATGCTGACGTGCTTTACGATGGTAATTCAGGCATTCCATCAAATCACGCATATTTCATCAACACAAATTACCTTGAATTAGTGACTCATAAAGACGCTGATTTGGAAATTATGGATGAAATGCGCCCTGTAAACCAAGATGGTGCTGTTGTGCAAATTTTGTGGATGGGCAACTTAGTTTGTTCAAACCGCAAACAACAAGCAGTTATCATTGAATAGGAGAACATCATGAGTTATATCGCAGGTATGTTGTTAAATAAAACTCGTACTTCTACCGAAGGCCCAGAGTTTAAACTCGGTGCAATCGGTCAGGCGTATGATGGTAAGAAATACAAATATGTTCAATATGTTGGTGGCGCTGGCTCTATTGCCGCAGTTGCCGGTAACGTAGCTTATTACTACGCGGTTGGTGGTGCGTCAGCAGGTCAGATTGATATTGTTACGTCTGATTTGAGCGATTCAGCAGGTGTTGGTGCCGGTGTGTTACAGGCAGTTATTCCAGCGTCAGGTTACGGTTGGGTGCAAATCACTGGTCCAGCTACATTGACAACGGCTTTAACGGCTGGTGCTGATGGTAACGCTTTGACAGCAGTTGGTGCTACCGATGGTACGCTAGACGTATCAGGCTTAGTGACTGATGCTGTAGTAGCTTTTGCGATTGATGCTTCGGCTAAAATCGTGATGTGCCGCTTCCCAGAGTAGTAGTGTATTACAACAGCCCATTAGCAATAGTGGGTTGTTTTGATTACACCGACAGTGTTTATAAGGAGATGAAATGGCAAGTGCATTAGATGAACAAAGGGAAGATAGACCGGCTTATGTTAGATTTGAGCGTGTTGCAGTTGAGGATGTTGCAGAAACGTTAAAGGCTGGTCATTATGTTGCTAAAGACATTGATATGGCACTTATCACGCCACCTTATTCAAAAGACGTGATGAAATACAAGGTAAAGGCTTGGTTCGATATTCTCAAGCAAGATGTGAACAACGGCAGAATTCCGCAAACATGGCTAGACCGATACCAAGAATCATACGCTGCATTCCAAAAAGGCCAAGATATGCCTTTAATCGGAACGGCAATTCGCGGTTGGGGGATTATCTCTCCAGCACAGCAAGAAACGCTTATTAAAATGAGCATATTGACCGTTGAGGACTTGGCGGCAATCAATGACGAGGGAATTAAGCGCGTTGGCATGGGTGGGCTTGATTTAAAAAACAAGGCGAAGGCTTGGCTATTGCAATTAAAAGATAATGGCGCTATCGCGTTGCAAATGGCTGATTTGCAGAAAAAATTTGCTAATCAGGAAGCGTTAATCAACAATCAGAACGAAAAGATTGAAACGATGACGCGAAAACTTGCGATGTATGAATCAGAAACGCAGCCAAATGTAGTTGGTATTGATAGCGCAACAATCAGCATTTCAGATGTTTTAGATGATGACGAGCCAGAAGTTTTGGTTTCACGCGGTAAAAAGGGGTAGAAAATGACACTATTAGAGCTTGTTCAGCAATTCTGCTTGCGTAGTGGCATCCCTAAACCTGCTACGGTTACGGGTTCTACAGACACGCAAGTATTGCAGATTCAGGCTCTTTTAGAGGAAGAAGGCAACGATTTAGCCACGCGCGGTGACTGGGAGGCGTTGACGATTGAGGCTAACCACACTACACTAGCGACAGAATCACAGGGCGCTATCGGTACAATCGCTACAAACGGGTTCAGATACATCAAAAATCAGACAATTTGGGATAGAACTGACAGATTGC